CTCACATGATTAAGTCACTCAAAAAAGAGGGTAATAATTATGTTGGTAAAGCAAAGATTATGACAGAAACTCCTTATGGAAAAATTGTCAAAAATCTTATCCAAGAAGGTGCGTCATTGGGTGTTTCTTCTAGGGGTATGGGTAGTGTAAAAGAGTCTGGCGGCAAAAATATTGTACAAGACGACTTCTATCTTGCCACAGCAGCAGATCTTGTTGCAGACCCAAGTGATCCAGATGCGTTTGTCAACGGCATCATGGAAGGTAAAGAATGGGTGTGGGATAATGGAATTATGAAAGAGAGTCAGATTTCTCAGTATAAATATTCCTTAGATAATAAAAAAAGAATTGAGACAGAAAAACTAAAAATTGATCTTTTCGAAGATTTCATGTCGAAATTGTAAATATTATAAATAAATATAAATTAAACTCACTAGGAGACATAAAAATGACAGATTTAGAAAATACAGATCTTGTAGAAGATGAAGCAATTTCCGAAGAAGAAATTGTTGAAACAGCAGATACAGATATTGATGATTCTGATGATCTAGAATCAATCGTAGAAGAAGAAACTTCCGAAGTTGAAGAAGCTTCTGAAGACGAAACTGATCTGGACGAAGAAATTGAAACTGATGAAATCGACGAAGATCTAGAAGAAATTCTGGAAACTGAAACATCGGTTGCTGATCACCAGATCACCTCGGACGATCTTGACGTACAAGAAGACATTGATGCCATGTTGAATGGTCAAGATTTGTCGGAAGAGTATCAAGAACAAGTCAAAACAATTTTTGAAGCCGCTGTAGTAAATAAAGTTAATGAAAAAATCGAAGACATTTATTCTAACTATGAAAGCGACATCGAATCACATGTTGTAGAAATTAGACAAGAATTGTCTGAAAAAGTCGATGAGTATCTTTCTTATGTTGCAACAGAGTATGTTACAGAAAACAAACTCGCAATTGAAAGTGGACTCAAAGTTGAGATTATGGAAAACTTTATGGCTGGTATTAAAGGTGTTTTCGAAGATAACTATATCGAACTCCCAGAAGAAAAACTTGACCTATACAGTGAAGCTCTTGAAACCATCGATTCGAAAGAATCCGAGTTGCAAGAACAATTTGAAAAGAATGTTCAACTTAATAAGAAAATGGTTGAATTGCAGAAAGACATCGTATTGATGAATGTGACAGAAGGACTTACCGACACTCAAGTTGAAAAAGTTAAAATGTTGAGTGAAAATGTAGACTTCGAAAATACTAACGACATGACTAAAAAAATCACATTGATTAAAAATAATTATTTTCCGTCTGAGACAAGCGTTGAAAGCGGTATTCTTGATGAAAGTGCATTAGAAACTTCGGTAGAAGATTCGCCAGTGGTTCAAGAGGAAAATAAAGTTCAATCGACTAGGACTATCATGGATGTGTACACACATGCTCTAAATAAACCTAAAGATTAAATTTTTATAAATAATAACTGATAACATATAAAATCTACTAAGGAGATAAAAACATGCACGATTTAAATGAAAATTTTGTACAAGGACTCAAAGAGAAGTGGGCTCCAGTACTCGATCACGAAGACCAAGCGCCTATCGCAGACGCCTATAGAAGAAATGTAACTGCAATTCTTCTGGAAAACACAGAACAGGCAGTTCGTAAAGAAAGTGCTCTGGGAACTTCAACAATGCTCAACGAAGCACCTGCTAACGTGGCTCCAACAACTGGCGCACTTGGTGGTGACGGCGCAATCAAATATGCAGACCCAGTGATGATTTCTATGATTCGCCGGACAATGCCAAACCTGATGGCGTTTGATATTCTTGGTGTGCAACCAATGACAGGACCAACCGGTCTTATCTTTGCAATGCGCTCGCGTTACAATAATCAAGGTGGTGCTGATGGTACTGGTAGTACAGAAGCTCTGCATAACGAAGCAGACACCGCATTTTCTGGCGAGTCTGGTTCTGGTGGTGTCGCCCATGCAGGAACAGACCCATTCGCAGGTTCGACTCATGCTGGTACTGACGCTCTGGCGGAAGTTGCTGCTAATTATACAACTGGCGCCGGTGGTTCAACCGCTGATGGTGAAGCTCTTGGTCAAGGTACTGCAAACCAGTTTAGTGCCACTGGTCACTTTAACCAGATGGCATTCTCAATTGAACGCACATCCGTTACTGCTCAAACTCGCGCACTCAAGGCAGAGTACACAACTGAATTGTCGCAAGACTTGAAAGCTGTACACGGTCTGGACGCAGAGTCAGAACTGTCGACCATTCTTTCTACAGAAATCAATGCAGAAATTAACCGTGAAGTTCTTCGCGGCCTGTATGACAATGCAAGATTGGGTTGTCAATCACAAACCAACAACAAAGGTGTTTTCAGCCTTGCTACTGATGCTGATGGACGTTGGAAAGTTGAAAAATTCAAAGGTCTGATGATGCAGATTGAACGCGAAGCTAATGTAATCGCAAAACAAACTCGTCGCGGTAAAGGTAATTTGGTAGTATGTTCTGCTGATGTTGCTTCTGCTCTCGCAATGACAGGTGTTCTTGATTATAACCCACAAATGTCTAACAATGGTATTTCTTCGGATGATACTGGTTCTACATTTGCAGGTGTTCTTAACGGACGTTACAAAGTATATATCGACCCATATTTTGATGCCGCAGGCGCACATGATTTCTGTATGGTTGGTTATAAAGGTACTTCTGCTTATGACGCTGGTAGGTTCTACTGCCCATACGTTCCAATGCAGATGGTTCGCGCCGTTGGTGAGAACACTTTCCAACCAAAAATCGGTTTCAAAACCCGTTATGGTATGGTAAACAACCCATTTGCTGGTGGGGCCCGCGATGTTGCAAATTCGCATACTACTGGTAATCTCTACTACAGAATGTTCAAAATTACTAATCTGAATGACGTAGGATAAGATATTAATTTAAAAAAAACTGATAAATTACTAAAAATAATTTTATTTT